AGATAAAATTATATTTGATGGCGATACGCTAACCAAATATATTAATTGGAAAATTAAAAACAATAAATAATGGAAAACGAAGAAATAACATATGGTAGTGTAGAAATACATCAAGACAGGCCAGATAGTCATCTGCCTAAAAACAGTATTAATACACCAATAAGATCATCAGCAGAAGAACTTATGCAAGAATTAGAATACTATCGTAAAGATAATGAAAGATTAAGAAACAATAATGAAACTTATAAGTTAGACTTAATAGAAGCAAGAGAAAAACTTATGAATATATTAAAAATTATAAATAAATAAACATGGCATTACCTTTTAATTTAAACACAACAACAACTACTAAAGCACAAGGTGAAAAAGTAGAATACATTGAACCTGGAGCACATCATTGTAAAATAACAGGATTAACAACATCAGACAATCTTGAAAATTATAACGGATCACCATTTATACAATACACTGTAAAGAGTACTAATGGTAAGGTGGGTAGATGTAGATTTTGGGTTGTAAAAGAATCTGACAAACCATCTACAAGAGAATGGAAAACTAAACAAATTAAAGACTTTCTTATTAATGCAGGTGTAAAAGACTTTAGTGATGATAGCACTGCTATGAACGCAGCTGTACATCAAGACTTAATGATAGCTTTTATATCAGAAGAATACATAGGTATTAATAAGGAAACAGAAGAACCAGTAATTAGAACAGCTGTTAAATACAGATGGTCTTCTAAAGTTGGAGGTAAGTGTACGTACAATAACGACATGAATAAAACTTTAACTGAAGAAGAAATGGCTGAGTTTAGTACTAAACATGCATCATGGGGCAGAGCAAACGCTGTAGCGCAAGAAGCTGCTAATGATGACATGCCATTCTAAAATAAAAAAATAAAGAGATAACAAATCCCAATATGTGTTCATTTGTCGTAACTTAACCTCTGGGTGCAACTCTTTATTTTTTACTATATTTGTCAAATGAGTGTAATTTTTATACCAAAGAATGTACCATCAAGCAAAAACAGTAAACAATGGACAGGAAAATATTTAATTCACTCAAAAACAGTAACAAAATATATAAAAGAAACAAAAGCAGACTGGATAAATAATAAAAATAAGTTCTTACAATTAATTAAAAACAAACAAAAACCATATCATGTTAAGTTTACATTTATTAGAGATTCAAAACGTAAGTTTGACTACATTAACCCTTGTCAAACAGTGCAAGATTTAATGGAACAATATGGTTATGTTGAAAATGATAATTGTGAAAACATAATACCTTGTTTTGGTGTTTACACTGTAGACAAACAAAACGCAGGAGTAATAATTGAAGTACTATGACATATAATACAGCATTAGAAGATTATTTTGAAGAATATTGCGAGAAAGTTGAGATTACACCGATACAATTATATTCTAAAAATAAAAGACGTGATTTAGTAGAAAAAAGAATGGTGTTAATGTACACTTTAAGAAAATCAGTAGGAATGACTTACCATAAAATAGCAAGTGCGTTGAAAAAAAATCACGCAACAATAATGTATGGAGTCAAAGCAATTGAAGATTTTATACAGGTGTATCCACACATTCAAAAATACTATGATATAGCTGAAGAAATTCTTGTAGATCATAAAGAAAATTTTATTGAGTTTTATAAATCACCAATACTTTCAGATTTACAAAGAAACATACAACTAGTAAATATATTGCTAGATAATAATGATAGATTAAAATTACAAATAAAACAATTAAAAAAAGAATTACATGACGTCAAAAACTAAAACAAAGAAAAAAGTAAAAATCATGGGTAAGTCCTATAAAGTAGAAGAGCCTGTGTCTGAAACACTTAAGGCTATGTCAGAAGCATTAAGGTCGCATGAGGTTGCATTATTAACCTGGGTGCATAAAGACTACAACGCTTATGATAAGTTTGAAGAAGAAGAGGTTAAAGGGTTTAGAAAAAGCTTGTATGAATATTGTTTACAAATACCAGAATCAGCTAATATACTTAAGAGAATGAGTGAGTTAGATGATCAAATAGAAGCAGACAATCAAAACCAACAAGAAAAAGTTCAAAACAAAGAAGAGAAAGACTCGGGAGCAAAAGATTAATTTACTACTTTTGTAAAACTTTCTTGTCCATGTTCGCATGGTTTTTGTTTTGATTGCATTGGGGCCCTACTTCGGTAGGGTCTTAATGTCTCAAATAAAACAAATGAAAATAATTAACAATCACCAAATAGACAACGACAACTACTATATAGATTTAGATTACGTAACTAATAGTATGTTGAATAATTTAACTGGCAAATCTCCAGAATACTTTAAACACATTATGGAGAATCCATTACCACCAACTTCAGCTATGAAGTTTGGAACAGCTTTGCATATGCAGGTTTTACAACCTGAAGAATACAACAAACATTATGTAGTTATGCCTAAATTTGACAAAAGAACTAAAAAAGGCAAGGAGGATTTTGAAGCATTTACTAACAAACACATGTTTAAAACTGTATTATCACAAGAAGATCATGATACTATACAGGAGATAACAAGTAAATTATTTCAGGATGGTGATGCCGTACAATTATTGTCAAACGGCTTAAAAGAACACATAGTTGTTTGGCATAATGAAGAATATAATGTAAATTGCAAAGGTATGTTAGACGTGTATAATAAAGAAAGTAATATTATAGTAGATTTAAAAACTACTAAAGACACTTCTTATTATGGATTTGCTAATTCTGTAAAAAAGTTCAACTACCATAAACAAGCTGCATTCTATATGGACGCAGTAAAGGCTGATGAGTATTATATTGTAGCTGTAGAAAAAACTAAACCATATAGTATTAGTATTGTGCAGTTAGGAGATGATCTTATTGATAGAGGTAGAGAGCTTTACAACAGAGATTTAGAAATATATAAATATTGTTTAGAAAATAATTATTGGCCTGGTAGAGGCTTTGATTATCTAGATAAAAAATCAAAACGAACTATTCACATAATGACAGAAGATATATTATGAAACATTCAGTAGTATTTGAGGGTGGAATTGACAAGGTTAGCACCCTAGCTGACGGGAGCCTGCGTATTTACGTAGGTACTCCTGAGTTAGCACAAGAGACCATGGTTAATCTTTTTAGATTAATTAGAAAACCAGGTTACGTATTAATATCAGCCAATCATATTAATCAAGACCAAATAGATGCAGTAGAAAAAGTTACTAGCAACTCAGAGTTTAATGAAAAAACACCGAGCCAAAGAATGAGAGGTGTGCTTTATAAATTATGGGAAAAAACACAACCTAAAACCTTAAATGGTGACACAGGTGAAATGGAATATGTAGATTTTGACTTATTCTATAAAAGACAAATGAATAAAATTATTGATCACTTTAAAACTAAATTAGACTAATGACTGAACACAATGAGCATTATTACGAAGTAGGCAGAAATGGATGGGTTGCCGAAACTACAGGAGACGAAAGAATACCTTCTTATTATATAGGTAAGCATTATAGATACGAAGCGCGTAAAGTTGTAGAAGATTTTGATCTTTCTTATAATTGTGGAACAGCAGTTACGTATCTTTTGCGTGCAAAACGTAAACACAAATCTCCAGTAGACTGTATAAAAAAAGCAATAGCTCATTTAGAATTTGAATTAGAAAAATTAGAAAAATGGAAAAAATAGTTATATTTATTATTATATTTACAATGATTATGATTTTAATTAGCACGTACAGAGATGTTAAAAAAGATCAAAATAAAGAATTAATTAAAAACATGAATGCTTATGCCGAAAAAGAGAAAATTAAACAGCAAAAATCCGAAATATTGGGACAAAAGCAGAAAACAAGAAAAGGTGGAAAAAAGAAGAGAACTCGCCTGTACCACATCTAAAGGTATAAAAGTATATAAAGTTTGGTATGAATGAATTAATATTACCCTTTGCTGGGATAGCGATTACATTAACACTTGGAATTGTCATAGGTATGGCAATTACATTTTTATTAATGAAAAAAGAAAACAAAACATTATCTAAAGAAGTTGATAAATTTAGAGATCTATATTTTAGCGAGATGGATAAATGGAGAAACAAACACTTAGATGATAATTACGATCAACCATATTAAAATTAGTTATGATACAAATGATAAACAATAAAGTTTTAATTAACCCTGACGATATAAAAGAAACAACAGATTCAGGTATAATTATTACAAATCAAGAAGTAGAAATGCAAAACAAAGGAATTGTAGCATCTGTAGGAAATAAAGTAAAAGAATTAAAAAAAGGAGATTATGTTGTCTATCAACCTAGACACGCTATGCGTATAACTCATGAAGAAAAAGATTACTTAATATTTCCAGAGTCTAGCATACTTGCTAAAATAGAGCAAGATTCTATATAGAAACATTATAATTTAATATACCTTGCAGACCATTGTTTCTGCTGTATATAAAAGCTTGTGCTTTTTTAATGTTACCTATAAACCCTTTACTATCGTGCCAATAATCTGTAGCAGACATAGATGATAAATTTCTAACAGTTATACCGTTAAGTTCTTCTATCGCTTGTAGCTTTGTAGCTTTATTGGTATGGTAGTGACCTCTATGCACCTCAACATACACAGTGTTACTCCATAAATTTTTAAACCTTTGCGCTATTATACCTGGCAAATCATTAGTCTTTGGTCCGTCACCATGATCAGATATAATAAGGTTGTTGCCATAAGGCAGCGCCTTCATTAAGCAATCACTGTTATCAACTTTTATATTTTTATTATTTTCATAATACAACTCTAATGTATCTCCTAAATGCATAACAGACTCTCTATCGTGGTTGCCAGGAATAACCATAACATGTACGTCTGCAATTTCTGATAATATATCTATAGCTTTTATCATTAATTTTCTCGCAAACCTATACATGTCTATATGATAAGCACTGTTAAACTGTGGCGTACCTTTAGTTGTAGATGGTATAGGCCAATCACCGTCAGAGTTTAATAAATCTTGTCCTACGATAAAAAGAATCTTATCTATGTAATACCCCTGCGCTCTATATAATAAGTGATCTATGGCGCTTAAAAGACGTTTTTCAGCTATATCCATACTATATTCATCGCCCTTTATACCTATTTTTCCTAAATGCAAGTCAAAAGCAGATATTTCTAATAAATGTAAATCTTTTCTATCTTTAGGTCTTTCTCTTTTAATTTTTGAAACATTAGGAGAAAGATTACGTAAGTCTTCTATAAGTTCTTGTTTTATCTTTTTTATATTAAGATCTGGTTTTATTTTTTTTAACCAAGCTTTTGTTCTATACATAGTAACTGTTACTGGGTTACGATCATTGTCAAAACCTGTTACTTCATAAGTTCCTATATCGTATTTATCTACGTCCCACAAATCTAAATCTACCTCACATGCAGCTAATAAATCTTCTAATGATTTTACTCTTGTAC